CCATTCTGTATAGCTTGTCTAGCTTCAGGATACTTATCAAAGTAATTAGCTTCAGCCTGATTGTATGCTTCCATAGACTGAGCTGATATTTGATCTTGGGCAGCAGCTCCTCTAAAAGTACCTGATGTAGTAGAGATATCACCAGCAGTTACAGTTCTTTGACCTATATCTTGAATCTCTGATAATTGTCTACCGCCTAATACTGTTCCCTCTAAAGAGGTCTGTTGTGTTTGAAAAGCCTCTGGCCCTTCTACTCTAAAGTCTTTTCTTCTTTCTTCATTATAAATTCTATCTAATACAGCCTCTGCAGGATCAGCTCCTGGTTGCCTACCTCCTGCTAGTGCTGATCCTTTATAAAAATCAAACCTTTGTTGAGGACTCATTGAATCCCATTTTTGTTCAGCCATAATCCAATTAGTTATTGCTGTTTGCTGATCTTGAAACTCTTTACTATTTGGTGCTGCTCCACTTACGCTGAGAAGATCAGGTTTTGGTCCTGCAAAATCTGCATAAGTTCCACTATAAATTGGAGGAATAGTAACTTCTTCATCAGGAGCTTCATCGCTAGGCGGCCTATCTGTAGGAGGCGTATCTGTAGGAGGAGTTGTTTCTTCCTCTACTGCTCCTTTTAAACCAAAGACACGATTAAAATAGTCATAAGCTATTACAGCTCTTTTATTTAAATCAGGATTATTAGAGGCTATATTCCTTAAATCTTGTTGTTGTGCAGCACTTAAAGATCCAAAAGGTATTTGAACAATTCTATTTCCTGAACCATCATTAACTCTAACATTAAGAACTTGACCATTAGGATCTATATTAAGGCCACTATAATCAAAAGGACTACTATCTAAATTAACTTGATCTTGAGGCACTCTACCTGTAACAGGAGGTGCAGTAGTTTGTTGAGCAGCCGTAGTAGCAGGTGGAGCAGTAGGGGGAGCAGTAGGCTGTGAGTCTTGAACAGGTGGCGGTTGAGTTTCTTGATCAGGAGTTTCTAACTCTGCAGGAGCATCACCAACAATATCATCTTCAGCAAGATCAGTACCAGTTGCTGCAGCTTGATCTGTAACAGGAACTTGATTATTTATAGGCTGACTACCAGTTACTTCTGTTCCTGTACTTGAAGTTTGATTAGCTCCTTGATCAGTAGAGCCTCCTGCATCTGCCCCTGCAGCTTGTTCTCTATTAATGGCTGCCCTATTAGCAGCAGCTCTAGCTCTTTTCTCTATCTCTGCCATATCAAGATTAGGAATAAAACCACCAAACTGTGCTTTTACTCGTCCACCACCAGTATAGTCCTGCCTTTCTTTTAAAACACGACTACGCCCTTTGGCTGCTTTTCGCCTCTTTAATGCCTTGAGAGCTTTTTTACTTTTAGCCATAACGTTTAACCTATTAGTTAAATATTAATGCAACCCACGCTGCAATAACTGTAGTTGTAACTGTACCTATTACCATCCAAGCTAATTTTTCCCATCTTTGTGCATGACTACGAGTAGCTAGTTTTAACTCACGCAGTTCTATCATTGCCTCAGTCCAACGCTCTCCACATTCTTTTTCATGTGTTGCTATTCTTTCTAAAGCTTCTAAGGCTAGTTCCAAGGCTTTATCTCTACTTTTTTCCATTATTTCCATTCTTAGATGTATAGGCTTGGCTACCAAACCATACACTTACAACACCTGCTACTGATATATAATAGATGCTACTCATTGAACCTAATATATCAGCTCCTTTTTCTAACTCTAAATAACTACTTACTAATACCAATGATGGGTATAAAAGCATTCCCCAGAGAGCAAACCAACACATATTGCGTTGTGCATCAGCTTTTTCATTCTGTATCTCTAGTTGTTGAAGTCTTTCACTTGTAGCTATTTCTTCATCACTAACTACACCATCACCATCAGTATCATACTGAGCATAACTAGAGCCTGGTTCTAATTGTTTAGGATTCATTTTATAACCTTAGTTAGAGCGTTCCATCCACTCCATTGGGCTGATTCGTATTACCCCACGTTTGAACTCTGCTACTCTGTCATCTGTAAAAATATTTTCTGCAACACAAGCAGTCATAACATCATCAAACCTTGAACTTTGTACATTTATTTTTGCATCTCTATTGTTCATCAACAAAGCAGTATCAGCTATGATTTGCGTAGAGCTTCTAAAAAATGCACACATTTCTGTTTCAGTTAAAAGATTAAGCCAAACAGAACTTTTGAAAACTAACTCGCCTAACATACCTACTGCTACAAATTTATAAAATTCCATGATATACCGCCATTTCGTCTACCCAAGCATGAAGTTCACTTTCATTAAAACTATTAGGTGCGTATACACCAGTTCCGTAGTACGTACCAACAGTATAAGTGTCTTTAGATCTTTCAAATATTAAGGAATATCCACTCGTCCAAGGGATATTATTGCTTATAGGGTTGCCCATATTTATATTATTCATTGCTTTGCCATTTGTTAAATTTGCTATACCTCCATAGGTTGCTGTCCCTCCTGGGTTAGTGTGTCCTCCTGTCCACCACATTCCATGTACACCTGCAACTATATTATTACCAGTTGGCCCAATGTGAGGGTAACTTAATGGAACGCTAGGATTTCCAAAAGTATTTGGCATCATATCTCCGTAACTTAAACTGCCGTCACTTGCATTAATTGTTATATCTACGCCTCTGTATGGCACACCAGCAGCAGCATTACCTCCTGTCGTATTAGTCCATAAAAGGCCAAAGTTGCCTGACCCATCTCCTCCTAAACGTCTTAAAGCTCCTTTATAACTGTTGTTATAATGCATACCATCCATAGATGCATTACCAACTTGAGCATTCCCAATAGCTGTAACTGTCCCAGCTTCATTTACTTTGGAAAAATAGAGTGTGTCAGGGCTAGTGTCTGTGTCGCAAAATAACATATACCAAACATTATCAGCCGTATCCATGTAGCCGCCAACGTATTGATTTGCGTTAGCACTCCCTGCCCCTTCCGCAACTGTCATGCCTCCGTTCCAAACCCCATCTGTTGACTCAGTCCCATCTATATTAAACAAGGTTGCATCAAAAGAAGTGTTAGCACTCACAGTTGTTCTAATTGATCTACCAGCCGTTCCTCCAGGGAAACCTTTTCTATACATATTAAGGTATGCTCCAACACCTTGATCGCACCCATAATAAGGCCATCCACTTGTATCTTGGTTAGGAAACCTTGGTAGTGAGCTTGGATACTTTTCTGCGTTTCTTCTAATTATTCCTACCATTATTCATCGTGCCCCATCATTACCATATTTACACTAGCAACTGTACTTCTGCCAATAATAAAGTCACTAGCCCCTGCTACTACTGGTGAAAAACTTATGCTTTCATCTGGAGCTATTTGAGTATTTTCTAAAAGCTTCTGAGCATTAGCAAATGTAGCAGAACTATCTCCTACTCCAAGTTGAACGAATGCTGTCGATGAACTTCTATTAAGTATATGAACAGTATAAGTGCCTCCAGAGGAGCCAGCCTGTCCTATATTTGTTGTTGTATTTGCGCTGAGATCAGCACCTGATATTTTGACTGCCATTATAATTGCCCCATAAAGAATGCTTTAGATGTTGACATACCTGTACTATCTGCAAAGCTAAGATTACCGCTTCCATCAGTTTGCATAAATTGACCAGCATCTCCATCAGAAGATGGTAATGTTAGTGTAATATCTGCTGTAGATGCAGGGCCAATAAGAGTTACTTTATTAGTACCATTATCTGAATCTTCAAAAAACTCTATCTTACCTGCACTTGTTGAGCCATTTTTTAACTGTAAAGCTCCTGCATTTAAAGTCATTCCATTTGCATCAACTGTAACTTTATTTACATTATCAGCATATAAATGAATTTCATTAGCAGTTTCAAAATCAACTTTAGTTTGATCATCTTCACCAATCTTGATGTCAGTAGCTAATAATGAAGTAATTCCTGTTTGAGCTGCAGCTAATACAAAATCTAAAGTATTATCAGAATCATCATAAGTAACTGCAATACCAGTTTCTGTATTAGAGCCTACCATTGCTCCAACTGTATCTGATATTGTTTCAGCTAAAGTTGTACCATTAACTGTAATCGCATCTGCTTCTAGTGTGCCATCTATATCTACATCTCCACTAATATCAAGTGTGGCTGCAGTTAACTCACCAGTGATAGTAAAGTTTCGTAATCCTGTATAATCTTTATTAGAATCAAGAATTACTGCTTTAGATGCTATTGCTGTTCCTACTGCTGTTGAACCAAGATCAAGAGCATTAAGTTCTCCTACAACTGCTGTAATACCATCTAATACATTTATTTCTGTAGCTGTTGCAGTAACAGCAACATCTTCATTAATTTTAGGACTTGTAAAAGTTTTATTAGTTAAAGTATCAGTAGTGGTCTTTCCTACTAAAGTGTCTGTCGTAGCAGGAAGAGTAATAGTAACATTGCCACTAAAAGCACTATGAGCAGGAGCTTGAAGTTGAGCATAGTGAGCATTAGATGCTTCACAATAAAATCTTACATAAGATTGCGCTCCACCATTTTTTATAGATACAGCTCCTTGAGAAATATCTACACCGTCTGAGCCATCTATTCTAACTACACCAGTTCCATTAGGTGTTAATGCAATATTTCCATTAGATGTAGAAACTAATCCATTACCATTAACATCAAGATCTCCACCTAACTGAGGTGTACTATCTTCTGCTACATTAGAAATACCTGTAGAAGTAGCTAATCCTGATACCAGTGTACTTCTTGATATTTTTTTTAAACCGCCTCCAGAAGTATCTATTGCTAAAAGCACATCATCGTTAGCTACTGAAGATATTTCAGATAAAGACCCAATTGCTGTAGGATTAAAATTAGTACCATCTGCAATAAGAAGCATCCCAGATGTATTAGTTCCCATTACTAAATCATCACCACTAATAGTTAAATCACCAGTAACAGTTAAATTAGCACCGACTACTGCATTTTGAGACGCATCTAATGTAAAAGCAGTTGTGCCTCCTGTAGCCATAGTAATAACATCAGAGCCACTAAATGTAATAGAGGTATTAGTATCTCCATCTCCTGCAATACTATCTAATTGAATAGAACCTACATTAGTAATGTTATTATCATTAAAAGAAGTAGCCCCTAACGATATAGTTCCTGTTGCTGTTAGGTTAGAAGAGCCTATATCTATTGCACCAAAACCAGATGTAATAGATCCTGCATTTAAAGCACCTACAGTAGTTAAGTTTGTACCTGTATCTAAAGCAGCCTCAAAGTAAGTCTCAAAGTCAGTTAATGCTACTTGTTTCATTGTGCCGTTATCATTAACGACTACACGATCAGCATCTGCAAGAGTAGTAGAAGTAGCAGAAGTATCGCCATCCATTACATTTAATTCAGTAGCAGTAGACGTTACTCCATCAAGTATATTAAGTTCAGAAGCAGTAGAAGTAACACCATCTAAAATATTAATTTCTGCTGCAGTAGATGTAATAGTAGTACCATTAAGACTAATAGTATCTAGGTAAGCTATACCATCAAGATATAAATCTTTAAATTCTAATGAGCTTGTACCTAGATCAATATCATTATCTGTAACAGGTACGATTGCTCCATCTTGTATTCTTATTTGTTCTACTGCACTACTGGATACCTCTACATAAATACCCCATCTATTATTAGTGCTATCAACTTCAATTTTATTTAGAAAATCAAGATCACCAATTTTAGATATACTGCCACCTTGTGCGGCTGATCCATCATGTCTATGTCCTGTTTCAGCAGCATCACTAGATGAATAAGCAAAAGCATTTAATAATTGATTGTATTCATTATTAAATAATGCTGCTGTAATCGTATCTCCATCAGAGATCGTACTTTGTCTTGTGTATGAGTAAGCCATTTATTATTTCCTACCTGCTGGCATATAATCTATGTAAAAGCCATTAATTGAGTAAGGTGATCGTTGGTCATCACTTTTGAGTCTAAATGCTACTGTATTTCCTGTCCCCTCAACTGCTTGTCTAACTAAAGGATTTTCTGCTGCTCCAAATTCAGACTCTCCAAATACAGCACTACCAAATGTAGCAGGTAAAGGAATCTGACTTAATGTATAAGAAGGAGGTTGAGGAGTTGTAGCACTTTCAAAATCATATTTAACCTGTAGCTCTGGTTGTACAGTACCTTCAGGAGTAACAGACACTTTTACATATTTAATAGTCTTTCTTGTGCCTATATCTCCAAAATCTAAATCAGGCGTGTAATATTGAGCTTCTACATTAGAAGCACTACCTGCAGGATTAAATATATTACCTGTATCATGGTTATATACATATCCTGCATTATCTCCATGATATAGTTGCTCGACACCATCTTTATCTAAACCAGAAGCAAAACCAGTAGCTTGAATGCCTTTAGTTTCTGACCATTCAAATCCATTAGGAGTAAGAGTTCCTATAACACCTTTAGAAACTGCAGAGCTTTGAGATGTATTTGTATAAAATAATCTGTATTGAGATTTACTTCTAAGTACCCCACTTGTAATAACAAAGTTATTAATACCATCTGCAATAACAGTAGTAATTTTTTGTATCTGTCTACTAACAGAACTTAACTCTACGTCGCCAATTCTTGCTGTACCTGCAACTGTACGAATACCATCAGGGCTAAGAAATAAAAGGTCGCCACCTATTTCTTGAATACTTTGTCCATCTAAACAACCAACATTTTTTGTAATCGGTACAACTGCAATATTAGTGCTATCACTAATGTTAATTAATTTAAATATACTGTTTTTACAAAATATAATTAAATCACTACGAAAGCTGGCTAGTCCTACAATAGAGTCTGTTAGTTGTATACTTCCTGCACCTGATCCACTAAAAGAATCAGGATCAAGGCTAGAACTAAAATATATTTTATTCTTAGCTGTAGGCGCACCACCTACAACAAAATGATTCTCATGAATTACACCTACAGTAGGAGCTGTAGTGCCATCTACTGTAATTTCACCTGCAAAAAAAGTTCTATCTGATAACCCTCCAGTGCCTGTCATTTTAAAAAAGAAAGGTTTATTAGCTCCATCGCAGATTAATACTTCACCATAATCAGATGTACCTTCAAACAAAGCAAAACTACATTGCCCTTGGCTTGTTCTAGCATCATTAGATCGTCCACTAAAAGTGCTAAAATTATCGCCACTTCCTGAAACACTGGCTTTATTTATTTGTAAATAGCTAGTTCCATCTTGACTAAAAAATATACCTGTTCCTGAACAGACGATTACTCCATCTGCATATACAAACATACCTAGTATTCTATTACTTGAATTAGGTCTAACTGAAGATCCTCCACCAAATAGTGTAAAACCATTGATGCGCCTATAGCCTCCATCAGGATCTACTTCAAAGTTAAGTAACTCTGTTGCAACTCCAGGTTGTCGCATAACTTCAAGTTGATTTAAATTTACATTTAAACCACCTCGACAAGCTAGAGCAAAAGGCTGAGACATTAGAGAAACCTTATTCTGTCATCTTTAAAGTATCCTGGTGCTTGCTCTGTAAGATTTAACTTCATTAAACGTAGACCTCGTTTATAATCTTCTAATGCAAAAGCAGCAGCTTGAGGATTTTCTTTAAATTGATGGACATAGTATCTAGCTCTAGCTAGTAATACAGGCTTATAAGTATTAGGAAATACTAATTGATCGCTATGTGCAGAAAGTTCTGTAGGTAAGTTGTAAGCATAAAAAAAGATTCTATACACTTTATCTGGTATAGGACTTAATCCAAACTTTCTATTATCAGGACTTTTAATTACCCTATCAGGAACACCAAAATTTTGAGTGTCTGCATCATCTTTATTTTGAGCAACTCTAAAGTAATCTTTCCATTCTTCAGTAGTAGTAAATCTTAAATTTTTTACAGTAAAAGGAGCTGATTCTCCTGATACACCTACTGTAGTTAAAAGAAAATTATCCCAATCTATAGAACCATAATCTGTATTAATACTAGAACTATCACTTTTAAGTAAATACCATCTAGTACCAGCTACTGTTTCTATAAAAGCATTACCATACATAGGATCAGTAGACCCACTTAATCCTGTTGCAAGAAAAGGCCATTGTGGTTCTTCATTAACAATATCAAGATAAGCTCTATTAACGCTATCTTTTATATGTGCTTGCACCCCAATAGCACTAGAAAAAGTAGAACTGCTTAAAGTTACTTCATTAAGCTCTCTTAATAGATCATTGCAAAGATTAAGATAAGTTTCTGACATTACTTACCTACTTTTTTCTGAGCTTTTTTATGAGCTGCAGTAAAAGTAGAACCTCCTCTCATCTCTTTACGCATCATTGCCATGTGCTTTGCAGAATGATGTTTAGAATGTTTTTTTAAAGTTTCTTCTTGGCGTTTAGTTAATTTTTTAGCTTGACTACCTGTTTTGTAAGCAACTCTACTTCCACCCATCATTTTCTTTTTAGCAGGCGGTCTTCCTCGTTTACTTCCGTATGTACCTTTTCCTTGAGGCATACTTATCTCCCACTATTATTGTTTAGGTTTAATTTTAGGATTATCTGAATAGTTTTTAACATGCTCAGGAATACTATGTTTCCTAGCACACATTCTTTCAAACTCATTAACAGAAACATACTTACCCATAGCTGCTTTCATTCTAGGCATTTTACTACCGCCCATCATTTTTTTTCTTCCGTACATATCTAATCCTTTTCTTTAGTCTTAGATTTAAAAATTTTATCGTAATTTTCGTAATACTTATTACGATCTTCCATTTTTAAATAGTGACCCCTAATTTTAGATTTCCTTCTAGGACTCATTCTTATAGGATCTTTTTCACTTCCTATTTGTGGCATTTCTTATCCTTATTAAAATAGGGAGCTGCCGAAACAACTCCCCATATCTTAATATTAGTCTATACCATAGAAGGCAGAAACTAATGCTTCGGGTCTAAGAACCTTGGCTCCATATACGTGAAGTCCACGTACAATGTCACCAAAACTGCTAGGATCACGTAATACTTCTGTATTAGTGATTGTCTGTGCAGTACACGTAGACGAAATATGCCCAGCAATAACTTTACCTGCAGCATTAGATGTTGCAGCAATATTATTACTCTTATACATATTGAATCCACGCAATAGACCAGAACTTACTAGACCATTCCTAATAGAACCTTGTCCTGCATTAAAGTCTACAGACATTAACTTAGACGAGGTTGCTACTAACTGCTCGTAGAACTCAGGATTAGCTAAGAACCATCGACCTTCTTCAGGTACATTTTGCTCATCAAGCAAACGTGCCATGCGAGAAAGAACGTCAATAGGATCATGCTCACCAGAAGCAAAACCTATATCTAGATTACCAGTACCATCAAAAGTACCAGCAGCTAGATCGGTAGCATTATCAGAACCTAATATATGATTAGGTGATGATGCCGATACTCCAGCAAACATTGTCGCAATTACTCCAGTATCAAAAGAATCTCTAAGTGCATAAGCAGCAGAAGAAGTTGCAACCTCTCTAAAGTTAACATGAGACATATTTGTTTCAATGTCATCTACGATAAACTTAAAAGCATTAGCAACATCTATAATTAACGTAACTTCTTGGTCAGTTAATTTAGTAGCTGTTATGTCTTGTCCTCTTTCATACTGATCTACAGTAATTTCGGGTTCTTTAATAATCCTTACTGTGTCTCCAAAAGCAGAAATTTCACCAGCATAATCCGTATTTGTAATAGCCTCTGCTACAGAAGCTTTACGGAAAAAGTTTAGAACCTGCTTGGAATAGACCTTGGGTAAGAAAAACGAGTTAGTTTGGCCCGATACGGAGTTCGCAAAGTTCGCATTAGTATCCGTACTGGGTTCAAAAAATTGATCGCTCGTATTTGCAGCCATTTTATATTTCTCCTAAGAAAAGAATTTAACTTCTGCGAATCCTTCCCTCTGCGTGAGCTAGTTTGATCTCATCTTCATATCTGTCAAATTGATCAAGGGACATTTTCGCAATTTCATCTTCAGTCCAAATTTTAGGCTGTTTAGGTTCTACATTTGTTGTCTTAGTAGAAACCATATCAGCAGCATTACCTGTAGCTACAGGTTTCCTTTTTGGACTTGGTTTTTGAGAGTTCTGTCCTTTTCCAGTTTCCGCTTTATAAAGATCAATAGCTTTTGAGGCTAAAGCAACATTATCAGGGTTTCGATAAATCCAATCTTGTATTTGATCTGGTTGTTGTTCAGCCCAAGAATGGAAGTCATCAGATCCCTTAATATCTTCATAGTCAGGGTGACTATCTCGCATTGTCTGTTCAGCTTCTCGTATTGCAATTTCTCGTTCTCGTTGCTCAATAGCAGAAAGACGAGGTTGCAAACTACCTACCTGTTCAGATGCAATGTTATGGGCTACAGACTCAACTGTATCATACAAGTCAGGATTAGCTTCTCTAAACTCTTGAAGTTCTTCTTGAGATTTAGGAGCTTCGTATTGAGGCTGAGTTGATTGCAGTTGAGCTTGGAAATCCATCTCTTTCTGCTTGAACTCACCTATTTTCTGATCATAGTGTTTCTTTAGATCATCGTATCGTTTTTTATAATTGGTAGTAGAAGTATCTTCAGGGGCCGATTTAGTTTTTCGGGTAGCCTGAGTATTAGAAACAGGTTCTTCCTCTTGATAAAAAAGTTCATCAGCTTTAGGCACAGGTTTATCCTGCCCTTTATGCCAAGGCTTTCTCATATTGTAAGGGTTAGGAACTTCTTCCTGTTCTACTATATCTGTATCAGACATTACTCTTTCCTTTTCTAAGGGGCTTGTTTTCTTGCAAGGTAGCCATTTCTAAACGTCTTTAGAATTTGGGGCTTGTGTATACAAGGTAGCCTTATATTAATTTGTACCTAATAAGCTAGGCGCACGATTAGACATTAGCATTTGTCTATTGATATCTTCATTAGACATTGCCTCCATCAAATCAGGATCTTCATCCTTCATTATCATACTGCCCATCCTTTTAGGCTCTCTCATCATGCCACCATCAAATGCACGTTCAGCATCATCCATCATCATCTGAAGATTATCTGCGCCTATTTGATCGGTAGCTTTTTTGGTGAATACAAACTCGCCATCTGACAGTCTGGCAGGTATTGAGTCTGATACACCTGTTCCTGGGCCTTCGACTTCTCCAGCACCAGTAAACTCAGAAGCAGTCGTAATCACCTTATCAAATATTTGACTTAGCTTTGGATCTGTTTCTAGAGCATTCATCAAGTAACTTTGTTCGTCATCATCCAAAGACTGATCAAGAACAAAGTTCATGTATTGATCTTCCATTTCTGCATCAGGTAACTGTGATGCTTCAGCTTCTGCCATTTCTTCAGGCGGTATATTAGGATAAGTATCTAAAGGCATCTTTGATTCCATCTCTGGTGGCATCATTAATGAGCCTTCTTGATACTCTACCCTACCTCCTTTATTAAAAGGAATAATAGGTTCCATATTTCGCTCACGTTCTCTTTGTCTTTCTTTTTTAGCAACTTCACGTTTTGCCTTTCTTGAAGAAGACATACCTCCTAATAAATCGCTTTCTGGATCTAGAAAATCCATTTCTGCATCATCTAATACAGTCTTCATTGTTAACTCAGGATTATCATCTAAATACCCTTTTATTTTGCCTTGTTCTTCTTTTATCATTTTTTTGTAAGAAGGATTAGAAAGTATACTCTGTTGTAACTCTTCTAATTTTGATGCGTAAACTTCATTAGCTACATCTTTATTTTTTATTTTTCTATATATTTTCTTTTTTAACTGCTTAATAGCTTTATCTAATTGTGTCTCTCCAGAAAAAAAGTTTTCTAAAGTGTCAATATCCATTTCAAGAAGTTGTCTTTCTTCATTAATTGATTCTTTAATATCAAACGCTCTATCAATATCACCCTTATCAACTTCATATTTATTTTTTATTTCATTTTGTTTATTAACACTTGGAAGTTTTTTAACAGTATCTCTAACTTCTTTAGTTGCATCAGATAACAAAGATCTAGCTAATGCTTTAGAGCCTACTCTAGTAACATTTAATATACCGCCAATAACCTTTTTTTCTCGCAGCATTTCTGGGGGAATCATTAATGAACTGTCTTGAAACTCTCTTTCTTGTTTCTCTAAAACCTCTCTTGCAGCATCATTTGTTAATCTTTTATATTGTTTTGAATATTTAGACTCTAACTCTAATAATTTAGTGGCATAAATATCATCAGCAATGTCTTTATCTTCTACTTTACTATAGATTTGTTTTCTTAATTGTTTAATTGCTTTTTCTAATTTAGGCTCTCCAGAAAAAAAATCTTCTAATGTTTCAATGTGATATTTATTTTCACGAACCTGAGATACATCTCTAAAGCTTCCCACTGGACGAGCCATTGCCGCCGCTTGTTGCGATAAAATGTCTTCTTTAGATGAGCCTATACCTGTTGCATCCTTAAAACTTTGATCTTTAGGCAGATCTTTGGAAATCTTTTTAACATCTTTAGTTGCATCATCTAATAATAATTTACCTGCTTTTCTAGCTCCTACACTACTTAATCTTAATAAACCCCCAAATATTTTTTTCTCTCGCAGCATTTTAAAATCTTCGCCTGAGATTTTCCCATCATCATTTTTATCTAATAATGATTGATTACCTACTAAAGAGCCTTTGTTATACATCATGCCGCCCATAGCTTTTTTTTCTTTGTCTTGCATTTTGTTTACAACTTTTTTAGCTAAATTAATACCACCTACTGCTTGCCCTAAAGCTGTACTACCTGCAGCAAGTTCTATAGCTTTTGTGGCTATCGGATAGTTTTCTCTAGCTTGATTAACTCTATCTGCTATTCTATCTCTAAGTCTTCGCCTGTCTGAAAAATCAGGTGTAGGATCAAAATCTTCAAGCAATGCTTCGCTACTTAAAAAAGAAGGATCTCCTCCAAAATAATTAGAAGTATTAAAACCAGAACCACTAATTCCTCCTCCCCCTCCCCCTCCACGAGGAGCATTGCTAGAAAAACCTGGTCTTCTTGCTCTTACTACTACTTCTTCCATTTCTTTAGCCATTACTCATTCCTATCTTTAGCTTCGTTTACGCTATCCTTCAACTGCTCTAGGCGTACCAGCAAATTCACCTTCCCCTGGCTGCGGTACATTTCCAGTTCCGATGTTGCCGCCACCAGTACCTGTAACTCCAAGTCCTTGAGCTTCAGGAGGTATTCCTTCAGGGGTTCCCATAACTCCTGGTTGTTGGTTATCGGGGCCAGCTTCCGAGCCAGTTGCTTGTCCAGCATTTTGTAGTCCTATTATTTGAGCCATTACAGCAGCTTCTTCAGGATCATTCATTAATTCGTCAGGATCTAAATCAAGGCTTAAAGCTAACTCACTTATTAATTTATTTATTTTAATAAATGGAGCAACTGCAGGATTCTGTATAGTTTGCAAGAAAGTAGTCAGCCTTTGGCTCCTGACTTCTTTTTGCATTAAACTATTTGTACCTGTAGCTTTAACTTCTAAATCACCTTCTACATCTAGTGCAGAATCTAAGAACTGCATATTCCATTGAAAATAAGCATCACCTAAAGGTTTAAGTAAGAAATCATCAAGATTTTTAATAACTGTTTTAATATTTAAACTAGCTGCACCTAGTAACATTGACATCCCTGAAGCAGTACGAGTCATACTCTGTACGCCTGTCATGCCATGTGAGTAACTAGGAATACCTGTTTGTTCATCTGCAAGCTGTCTAAACTTATCAAACATCATCATATTTTCAGTAGA